ACAATTCCGAACGTCAATCAGTTTGGATAAATACCATTGCGCTTTCTCTGCATCCTGAGTAGGGTTATCCTTAAGCCACATCCGAAGCATATACTTCAGCACTTGGCCTTGTAGAAAACCTTCATAGGGAGTAGGAGCATCTGAAATTGAATCAGCAATGATCTCAATTGCTTCTGTTCCACCCCGAGTGTAATGCGGAGGATTGTTTACTGGATCTGGCTTGCCAAAGTACAAAGTATCAATACTTGCTACTCCTCCAATGCCATCATTTGCTTTCTCATATGACTGCCAAAGGTCCTCTCCAAAGATTACATTATCTTTTTCAAACTTAGCATAATCCTTCTTGAACTTGTCGTAATTCATATCGCGAATCAATTAATTCATTCCTAATATAGAGACAACTAACTAACAATGTGGATATGCCTGACAGAAATATTCAACGTGATGTTCGTGTTATTCCTGATAAAGAAAGACACTTCGTCAATATTGCAAAGGCTGTTGGCGCTGCGAGTACGCATCCAATTGCTCCAGGTGGCTGTGTCCTTGTAAGAGACAATGAAATTATTGGTGACGGACGTTCTGTCCTTGCCGAATGCAAAGTAGAGATTGATTGTGTCACTTACTGTATAGCTACTGCCTGTAAAAGAGGCACACCTTCAGCAGGTGCTGTCCTATACACAACCCGCTATCCCTTCAGTGCATCTATCTTCCAACTCTGGTTGATGGGTGTCACCAAGATTGTAGTACTGGCTCATGACTGGGAGCCTTATTACAAAGACGAATTTAGACGTGCAGCTCGACTAGCACGCGAACTTTTTATATCTATTGAACCAATTTTTGAAGATGAAGATCAACGTTTCTCAACCAACAACCAAGCGCCGCGTTTTGACGACCGTGAAGAGCAGTTCGACAACAAAGACCTCTACACCTACTCCCCGGCAATTGAAGATGATTCAAGCTCTGAAATCTACACCGAATACACCGATGACAACTCTACTCTTTGACCTTGAAACTACTGGCTTACTTCGTCGTGGGTCTCAGCTCCACTGCATTGTGGCACGTGACCTTAATGATACTGAATCCGATCCACTTGTATGGGACGCTCCACGTAAAGACCTTGACCTCGGTGTTCAGCAGCTCCTTCGTGCTGATGTCTTGGTAGGCCACAACATCTGTGGTTTTGACATCCCAATGATCAAGGAGCTGTATGACTTTGACTTCCAAGGCACTGCTATTGACACCTTAGTTCTGTCACGGTTGTTTTATCCCAACATTCAAGAGCGTGACTACGAACGTCGTCCACAAGGCATGCCACAGCGCTTGTTTGGACGGCACTCTCTGGAAGCTTGGGGCTATCGACTCAAGTGCTTCAAGGGTGACTACGGCAAGGGACCGGACGCGTGGGACACGTACAGCCCTGAGATGCTCGACTACTGCATCCAAGACACCGAAGTCACTGTAAAACTGTGGCAACTTATGCAACGACGTATGGAGGATTACTCATGACACCTAAAGTAAAGAAAAATGATCCACTGACTGTGGAAGAAATGACTGAAGCAGCCGGTATTTTTATGCCGCTGTATAAAGTCATCAATGATCAGTTGCCTAAAGCAACTGTGGAAGATACACTAAAAGTGATGGAAGCTGTAGCCAAATTGGGGCACAAGCTTCGTGGCGAGAAACTGCTTAAAGAAAAAGAAATGTCGTTTGGTTTTAACAAAGATGCTAATTCCTGATTATGTAACCATGGAGATGACCATGGCTAACATCATGGCTCAACAAGAAGCCAGTGGCTTCCGCTTTGATGTACAGGCCGCTGACCGTGTACGTAGTCAGCTCCAGCTTGAGATGGATACTCTTGTTAAAGAGATCACTACTACTTATCCTTACGTACCTGGCAAAGTATTTACACCTAAGCGTTCTAATAAAAAGCAAGGCTACTTTGCCGGTGCGCCTATGACTAAGTTGGTTGACTTCAACCCAACGTCACGGCAGAACATTGCCTGGGCACTGGAAACTTTCCGTGGTGCACGGTTCCTCAAGACCACCAATACAGGCAAGCCGCAGGTTGATGAAGCCACTCTTGGTGAGATCCGTGACACTGCACTTGCTGATGGCAATCAACTACTGCATGACGAGTGCGAAAAGTTTATCCGTCTACTCACTCTTCAAAAGTGGTTGGGTCAGCTTTCTGAGGGTGCAAACTCTTGGTTCAATACGATTGAGGAGGACAGCTGCATCCACCACAGCTGCACACTTGCTACACAGACTGGGCGTAACGCACACCGTGGTCCCAACTTGGGCCAGGTTGTAAGTGCACCGTGGGCACGGGAGTTGTTTGTGCCTCATCCCGGTATGGTCATGGTCGGTGCTGACCTCGAAGGTCTAGAGCTTAGGTGCTTAGGTCACTACCTTGCACGTTTTGATGAAGGTGCCTTTGCTGAGGTTGTACTTAACGGTGACATACACCAGCAGAATGCTGACCGTGTCGGCTGTACACGACGTGAAGTCAAGACTATTACCTACGCTTTCATCTACGGCGCAGGTGATGTAAAGCTTGGTCATAGCTTACGTCCTGAGCTATCTGATGCACAGAAAAAGCAGCTAGGTCAAGAGCTGCGTCGCAAATTCCTTAATGCTATCCCAGGTTTGGAGCCACTTATTAATGCAGTTAAAGAGCGAGTTAGAGGTAGCGGTCGTCTGCGTGGCCTTGATGGGCGTCCTATTTTCTGTCGTGCCGAACACGCTTCACTCAACTATCTACTCCAATCTGCTGGAGCCATCCTCTCAAAGCGCTGGGTGGTGATTTCTCAGGAGTTGATGAATGAAGCAGGGTTCACTTACGGACGTGATTACACCCGATGTGCTTACGTCCATGACGAACAACAGTTATCCGTAGTCCCCTCTGAGGTCGATCGTGTGTCTAAACTATTAGAAGAAGCTGCTCCATTAGCAGGCAAATACTACAAGTTCAAGGTACCTATTGCTGCAACTGCGGGACACGGTGCTTCATGGCAGGAGACACACTAATGCATGACGACATTCTTTTTAACTTTCACATTGATAAACCTTCAATGGCTTTGATTGTCAAAGCTGTTGATAAATTCGTAGCAGAGTGGCCTGGCGGCGACCCTGAAGAGCAAGAAGCAGCTAAAACTATTCAACTTGAATTACGTAAAGCACACCTTGAATTGCAAATGCTTGAAGGACCAAACTAATGTTCGCCGTGTACCAGTAACAATAGCTACAATTAAAACATATCGTTCATCCTTTAGTGACGGTATAGCCTTCTCTAGTTAGCAGCCTAATTGCATTTTCAACTGGTGTGTGCTCCTTAACGTGAGCTTCTACCGTTAAAGCAGTTAGATTTTCTGGGCGATTGTTGGTAGGGTCACCATCTATGTGGTGAACTTGTAAGCCTTCACAACTACCGTGAAACGCTTCAAAGACTAGCCTATGTATCTTTTTATAGCGCCGCTTGGAATGAATACATACGGTCACTCCTTGATAATTACCGCCATTATTGTGTGGTTTCAAGGGGTTTAGTTCTTCACCCAATGTGTGAAATCTATTGAAGTTACGCTTACTGTATATGTTTCCATCTTCGCCAGCGTAATAGCCTTCACAACTAGGAATAGGTTCTACTTTCATCTTATACTTTCATCTTCTCTAAGTATAACTAATAAAGGACGCAAGTAAGCAACAGCTGAAGGAACGGGAAGTTTCTTATTACTAGGAGGTTTCCAATGTCTACCGTACAACTGCGTGGCCTAATGAAAGTCCACGAACAAAACCGTCGTGCTCAACGTGAGCTCGCACATCATCAAGCTAATGATCTGAATCCTGTCTGGATGTCTCAAGATAAGGCAGGTAAGTGCTACACCTATCGTGGTGTTCAGTACTGCTATAGCTGATTGTTAAAATAATATTTATGCCCGCCAAATGGCGGGTATTTTTTATTGTTTTCTAAAATAGTTATAGGTATATGGATACTTTTAAATGGATATTCTCGGCGGTATTTCTCGGTTTGCTGGGAAAGCAATGGGCGGAGTCAGTACTCAAGCAACTATGTCGGCTCCGCAGCCTGTTCATGTACCTAGTAAGCCGCAAATTCATCAGGGTGTCGAACGCCTTCATGATGTTTTCTCTTCTACTCAAATTAGAGATAGAAGTAGCGGGGCTATTACGCCTTTAACTAGGCAAGGTGCTAGTGGCCTTGCCGGTAACTATATCGTTGAAACAGGAGATCCGACACTAACTAATACAGATGTCGTTGAGAAAGATGCTAAGGCTGGTAGAGGACTAGCTCAATACACATCAGCACGGCGTGGTCCTTACGACGATGCACGGGATAGCCATATTGCTGCTGGTGGAGATCCAAATGATATTGAGTTTCAAATTGACTATGCCGCTCGTGAATACGCAGGTGACTACGACAACGATGGGCAGAGCCTAGTTGGTTATACCGACGCACTTAACGGTGAAACTGATGGGATGAATGCTGGTGACGCAGCTACTCATCTACGTAAAGATTTCTTCCGTCCACGGATTCCTCACAACAAACGTCGTGTTGAAGCAGCTGAACAAATTGATCGTTCTATTCAACAACGTGATGACCGTTTAGAAGCGCTATCAACTAACGCCAATCTTAAAAATTCCAGTATGGCTCACGTCGGGCACCGTGGTGCTGACGGTAGGTACTGGGCTGGGGACGATTACGGATGGCAATCCCCTGAAAGTTTTAAATCTTTAGTGGGTTATTGATCATGATTAGAAAAGCAGGTGATTTGATGAATGATTACATTAGGGAAGGAAGGTTAGCCGCTAATCGATCACAGCCTATTGGAGCGGGCGGCTACGGTGTTGTCTATGAATCTGATATACCAGGCAATGTAATCAAACAAAAGCACAATAACGGCTTTGCTCCTTTTGAAGACTTTATTAATGAAGCAGATTTACAAGATGTTGGAAGCTCTATTGGTGTTTCTCCTCGTGTGGTTGGTGTTGAAACTTTTCAAGGAGGTATAGGAGACCGTATTGAGATGGCTGATGTACGTCAAAACTATGAACGTCATGGCAGAACACAATGGCCTCAAGGGCGTGATGCTGTGCGCGTCAATCAACAGCTAGGCGCCTTGGCATTAAAAGGTATTGATCTAGATGACAGACATAACGGGAATGTTATGTATCACAAGATGACCGGTAGGCCAGTCCAACTTGACTACGGTAAGGCAAGACGTGTCGAAGGAGAAGACCAAGTAGCAGCCCTTACTAACGCCACTGAAGCAGGCTTTGCAGCCGCTGGTATGCCAGATGTTGCTGAAATATTTAGCTCAACAGTTTACGATCTTCTAGCAGGCGGTGATGTAGCTGAAGCTATGGATGTTGCTAAGCAAGGGTTCAGCCGCTTACAGAAACTTTAGTTGTAAATATCTGGCGTTGAATATTTTTCAGGCCGAAGCTGCTTAGAGCGCTGAAGCTCTGCACTCTTATCTTGCAGGCGCATCTGCTGTGCTTGAATGCCCATTGCAAAGTCGCCAGTATGTGATTTGCCCAGGCTCTTTGGCAAAGTCGTACGCTTATCTCTATTCTCTTCCCAAGCGACTGCACCTTTCCACGCTCGCACTTTAGACTTAGCTTGCTCTTGACGTGAAGCTCCGCCAGATTGCTGCCAATCTGAGCGATCTTTTTTACTCAAATATCTCTGGTCAATGCCGTTATTTCTTAGAGCCATTAATAGTTACCGCCAGACTTAGGGTCTACTCTACCTTTATATATGGTAACCCAGTCTGCTTCTTCGCTTAATAGTTCTGGTGGTAGCCTTTTTTCTAGCTCATAAATAGCTGCACGATGATGTCCATCTCTGCTGTCAAAGTTTGATAGCAGCGCAATCAGATCAATCACATTCCAATATATTGCTGCATGTCTTTCACACTGCGCACCACAGGAGTAATTGACGCCACTACTTTCTTAGGCATCTCTTGCTCCAAGTTGCTCATGTCAGCTGCTACATACTCGATCTTGTCATCTAGCAAGTGATACTGTTCGTTGAGTCGATTGATCTGTCGACGAGTGTAAAGAACAGAGCCACCAGACAGAATGACTGCCAGTGCTGAGCCAATAATGTATTCCATATTCTGTCAATAACTAATCGAAGTCTAGCTAATTTCAGAGGAACATGAGGTCATCTCCGTCGAGATCTTCATCCTCATATCCAGTATCCATAATATCATTAGGGATCTCATCATCTCCCTGCATTTCAAGGAGATTGATAAATGTCTCTTCTGAAATGATTTCAGGCAAGCCGTCTTGCTGCTCTTCAATTTTGAAAATAATTCCACTTTGCAAAAGTGCATTCTGTACTCCATTCTTCTGCTCCATACGTGAGCGAAGAAGTCGTACTGCCGTCTTCTCAAGAGCCGGTCTACTCATACGAGATACTTCATATCGTGCTCGCTGTAAGGCAAAGCGTTGTTCGATCGTCAGTTTGTCCATTGTGTTCTTCATAATGTGTGTTGTCAATCCATTCTTCAATTACTTCTTGTGCAACTTTACTGTAAAATTCTTGGCGTTGATACCATGCTATCCAATTGACTTCACTGCCTTTGGAATGGTTACATTCTACGCAAGCAGGGACTAAATTGGAGCGTAAGTTTGATCCACCTTTGCATCTTGGTTTGATGTGATCAAGTGTAGTAGCTCTTCGATCTCTGCAGTAGCAACATAGTCCTCCCCAAGATTGTCTGATTGCTTGTCTGAACTGCCGTTTGGCTGAACTTTTCGTGAGGCACTGGAGACCAAACATTAGTTCGCCCCAGTCTTCTGCATATCCCATAGAGTTGTTGTTAGCAACTTGCCTTTATATTAAGCAAAACTAAAACGGTAACAAGGGATAACCCTAATTTGTTACACATTATCTACAGAATCTTAGGGCGCTTTACGTTCTTGCCGGGTAGCTTCTTTGGAGGCGGAGTAAAGTTTAGCGGCTTCATTTTCCTTGGAGACAGCTTCCTATTGTCGATAAAGCTATTCAGAAAATTACTGGGCATTACCTACTCCTCTATCTACCTCTATTTTAAAAACCACCAAACCACACTAAACCACCCTATTTCCTATAAACATATCTGCTAATTCCTCTATCCCTATACAGTATTTTTCAGATTGGGTATATAGGAAGTAGCGTGGTTAGCGTGGTTTTGTGGTTAACACTGGCAGTGCTTTGGATCCATAGTGAACCAGGAAGCCAACGTGTACCGTCTGCCTGATGTCACCTCCTGCACACCGTGTGTATAGCCAAAGGTGGCAGGGAACAAAATGGCTGTGCCTTGCATCGGTAGCTGACCTTGGTTTTGATTTTTAAAAACTGTTGCCCCGCCTTCGTAATCGTGGTTCAAATACAAAATTGAACTGTAGTCGCGATGCCCGCAGTACCAGTGTGGGTTACGTTTTTGATCTACGTTATCAGCGTGAAACTCCATCTCTTGCCCTACTTCCCACTTGCCTATAGTCTGATAGTCCAAGTACAGCTCTTCGATGTGATAGAACTTTGCTGCCTTGATAATTAAACGATTTGTTAACGCAGCTACTTTCTTAAGTAGTGGTCCGTGGATTTGATCTGTCGTCATCGTGCAGTCGTTGAACCGCTCCTGGGCGTCATCTCGACGACGAAGCTCAGGATGCTGTTCAAAGTATTCAATTAGCTCTTCACACGCTTCTTGATCAAGGATGTTAGGCAGCTCGATAATCATAGTTTGTCGATATATTCTTTAAGCAACTCAAGTTTAATCGTTCCGTAATCATCGCTGATGGATTTCTTGCCGTGGCCTGTAAGAACATTGATGATGTAGCCAGGCATTCCTACATCACGACAGCGAGTATGGAAACTATGTCTCAAGCTATGGGCAGCGGTGCCCTTAGGGAGGCCTAAATTCTTTCTAAAATTTTCTGACCAGGATTGCCCTGGAGCTTTTGCTTTTGATTGTTTGAATCGATCAATGTACCGGAAGCACTCCTTATGGATAGGCACCTGCCTTTGTGATGCCTTGTTCTTAAGGTTACGGTTGTCTTGATCAACAAAGTTGAAGTAAGGCACTGGCGCATCAGTCACTATGTTCTCAGGCTTTAGTCCTGCCACTTCACCAATGCGAGCACCTGTGTACCAAAGGAATACAAAGTAAGGATGGTCGTGGTAGTACTCATAAAACTCCCAAGGGTGTGGCTCAGGGTCACGCACCTTGATCTGTAGTCCGTCATCCAAATCGAGCCAAGGGTTATCACCTTTATACAGTTTCTTTCTGCTTGCCTTATTCCACAAGCCTTTCAGTGTGCC